CAATAGGGGGGTTTTGTACAGCACCATAACAAGAAAGGGCATCATATCATGATACCAGCAGTAGCAGCAGGGTCGGTAGGACTTAGAATCCTTAAAACCCTATATAAAGGCAAAAAAAAGATAGGTTCAGCGTCTAAAATGGCAGCTGACAAAGCAGGAAAAGCAGGATTCACAGGTACTAGCAAAGCTATTACAGGTGCATCTAAAAAAGTACACTCAGGATCTAGACAAGTAGGCAAATTCGTTAAGAAAAACCCTAAATTATCTTCATTCGCAGGTGGTATGGCTACTATTTCATTCCTTGACGATTAATAATGGCTAAGCAGAAGTTTGTCCATTTCGTACCTAGGGAAAAACCCAAAAAAAGACGTGGAATCCACAAAAAATCGAAATCGAAGTCGGAAAAACTACAGCAAAAGCTAAAGAGATATAAAGGACAAGGCAGATAATGAAAAAAATACCATATAGCGTTTTTAAAATTGACATGAAAAAACAATTAGCTAAAAAGGAACAGTTTACAAAAGACTTGAAATCTAAAAAATTTCGAAAAACAACTAAATTACTAGAATACGCTAAAAGGTTTATATAATTATGGCAAAACGTGGACTATACGCAAACATTCATGCTAAGCGTAAACGTATCAAGGCAGGATCTAACGAAAAAATGCGTAAAAAAGGGGCCAAAGGTGCACCAACTGCTAAACAATTTAGACAAGCAGCTAAAACTGCTAAGAAAAGATAATGGCAAAGACAGCAGCATGGCAGCGTAAAGAAGGTAAGAACCCAAAGGGGGGTTTGAATGCCAAAGGTCGTGCTAGTTATAAGAGACAGACTGGGGGAACGTTAAAAGCTCCTAGCAAAAAAGTAGGAAACAAAAGACGTGCATCATTCTGTGCTAGAATGAAAGGCATGAAACGTAAGCTAACCTCTGCTAAGACTGCAAGAGATCCTAATAGCAGAATAAATAAATCATTAAGAGCATGGAATTGTTAATATGAAAAAACCAATAGTTAAAAAGAAAACAGCAAAATTTATTAAAAAAGTAAAACCTTTTGTAATACCTGCTACTATTTTTACAGCTGGAGCTTATGCTTATGGTAAAACACCAATGGCTAGAAAAGCACAAAATACAAAAATTGAAATGCAAAAAATTGCAAAAGAAAGAAAAACAAGAAAAATTTCTAGTAAAGAAATTGATATGAGACTTAAAAAAGCAAAACAAAGCAAAAGAGAATTTACATGGTTTGGATAATATGAGTAAAAAATTAGAAAAATTAGCTGATGAAATGATGAGATTGACTCCACAAGAAGGAGAACAACTAGCATTAATCATTAAAGCAAAGGTTATGCCAGAAATGGCTAAGCAACAACAGCAACAGGGTTTGTTACAGCAGCAAAATCCTCAAGCTCAACAGCAAATGGCTATGATGGGTAAAAGACCACAACAAGGTCAAGTACCTATGCCTAACGTACAACAAGCTGCTCAACAAGGATTACTAAGGAGATAACTTATGCCAATGGTTGGAAAGAAAAAATACCCATATACTAAAGCTGGTAAAAAGAAAGCTAAGATGGCTGCTAAGAAAAGTGGCAAGAAAGTTAAAAGAGGTTACTAATGAAAGCTAGAATGTCAGGCAAAGCTATGCTTACAGCAAAACAAAAACAATTACCTAAAGCATTACAAGATAAAATTGTTAAATCTAAAATGAAAAAAAAGAAAAAGAAATAATATGATTAGAGGTGGAGATAAAGGTTTTATTAAAACACCAAAGAAAAAACCTTCATTAGCAAAACAAATAGTAAAAAAAGGAATTAAGTTTGGTGCTAGAGTAGCAACAAGTCCTATAACTATTGCTTTAGCAGCAGCTCCTCAAGTTTATAAACTAGGAAAAGCTAAAAAATTTAAGTTTCCTGAATTTAGACAATTTGATAAACGAGGCAGAAAGATAATCTAATGGAAGATAAAACACAAGAAACAAAAACAGATAACCATGGTGGTAAAAGACCTGGAGCTGGTAGACCTGCTGGTGCAAAGACTAAAAAAAATTGGAAGTCTATGGAGGAGATGGCTGTAAAATACCAACATTCTCCTTTGGATTATTTATTATCTGTGTTAAACAATCCTATGAGCTCACCTGAACGTAAGATGTACGCAGCCGAAAAGGCAGCACCATTTGTTCATGCAAGGTTAGCATCAACTAATACTAAAATAGGAACAGATGAACCAATTGCAATCAAAGTCTCCTGGCAAAAAGACGACTAAGAAAAAAGTCGCTGAAGTAGAAATACCATATAAGCCAAGACCTTACCAACAAGACGTACACAATTCACTTAAAAGATTTAGTGTTTTAGTATGTCATAGACGATTTGGTAAATCAGTATTAGCTATTAACGAATTAATTAAAACAGCAGCAGATAAACAAAGAAGTTTATGTGCATTCATAGCACCAACTTATCGTCAAGGTAAAGCTATCGCTTGGGAATATTTAAAATACTACACAAAACCATTAATGCATTTTGGTGGTAGTAGAAACGAAACAGAATTAAGAATAGATCTATTTAATGGATCACGTATCCAAATTTTTGGGGCAGACAATCCAGATAGTATTCGTGGAATGGGCTTTGATAAAGTTGTGATGGACGAATATGCTATCATGTCTCCAAGAGTATGGACAGAAATTGTAAGACCAGCAGTATCAGATAAACTAGGATCAGTTTTATTTATAGGTACGCCAATGGGTCATAACCAATTTTGGGAAGTATTTGACTTTGCACAACGTGGTCATAAAGATTGGTATGGTAAGTTATATAGAGCATCTGAGACAGGAGTAATCCCAGATGACGAGTTAGAACAAGCTCGTGCTATAATGACTGAAGAACAATACCAACAAGAATTTGAGTGTTCATTTACAGCAGCAGTATCAGGAAGTTATTATGGTAGACTGATAACTAAAGCAGATAAAGAAGAACGAATAGGCGAAGTACCTGTAGACGATAATGCAGGTGTAGAAACGTGGTGGGATTTGGGGATAGGAGATTCAACTGCAATATGGTTTGCACAAAGAATAGGAACAGAAATACATTTGGTAGACTATTACGAAACTTCAGGAGAATCTTTAGCACACTATGCTAATATACTTATGGAGAAAGATTATGCTTACAGCAGACATATAGCTCCACACGATATAATGGCACGTGAGCTTGGAACAGGTAAGTCAAGATTAGAAGTAGCAAACGAATTAGGCATTGACTTTGAGGTAGCACCTAAGTTAGAAGTAGATCATGGTATTGAATCTGTAAGAAATACTTTACCTAATTGTTACTTCGATAGAGTTAAATGTAAAACAGGATTAGATGCTTTGAGACAGTATCGAAAACAATGGGATGATAAAAACCAAGTGTTTAAGAATAAACCTCTCCATGACTGGTGCTCACATGCAAGTGATGCATTTAGATATGGATGTGTTCATGATCCTATTGATACAACAGAATGGGATAAACCAATTAATATAGATACAAAATACGTAGTATGAAAAAATCAAATCAAGAAATATTATCAGTAGTAAGTAGAGAGATACATAACGCATCAGGTTATATTGGTGGAGAACTTGTAGCTCGAAGAAAAAAATCATTAGAATATTATTTAGGACAACCTCTTGGTAACGAACAAGAAGGTAGATCTCAAGTAGTATCTAACGATGTTTTAGATACAGTAGAAAGTTTAATGCCATCATTGATGAGAATATTTACATCAGGTGATAACGTATTTAATTGTGAAGGCATGGGGCCTGAAGATGAAGAAATGGCTAGACAATGTTCTGACTATTTAAACTATATTTTTTATAAAGAAAATGATGGTTTCTTAGCTTTATATACTGCGTTCAAAGATGCACTAATCCAAAAAAATGGAATCCTAAAAGTATATTGGGATGATGCACAAAAAATTGAAAGAGAAGAATACTCAAGATTAACTGATGATGAGTTTAATGACTTAGTCTCTATGGATGAGATTAAAGTTTCTAATCATAGTGAATACGAAGAAAAAATTACAGACGAAGCTGGTAAAGAAATAGATAAAATTAAATTACATGATGTAGTTATTCATAGAACAAAAATTCATGGTAAAGTAAAAATAGAACCAGTACCACCTGAAGAATTTCTAATTGAAAGAAGATGTAAGTCCATTGATACTGCAAACTTTGTTTGTCACAGAGTGAACAAAACAAGAACAGAATTAGTTGAAATGGGTTATGACAAAGATATGGTAGACTCATTACCAACTGGTGATGGAGATTATTATACTGAAGATAAATTTACTAGACATCAAAATGTAGATTTTTCACATGGAGAAACTGATGGTGACGAAAGTACACAAGATGTTTTAATACATGAGTGCTATGTAAGAATGGATGTAGATGGTGATGGTAAAGCAGAACTATTAAAAATCACAGTAGCAGGTGATGGTAAAAAATTATTAGACATGGAAGAAATAGATACAATGCCATTTATATCTATGACTCCAGTTATCATGCCACACAGATTCTATGGAAGAAGTGTAGCTGAATTAGTAGAAGATATACAATTAATTAAGTCTACTGTAATGCGACAGATGTTAGATAATATGTATCTAACAAATAATAATAGAGTTGCAGTACAAGATGGACAGGTTTCAATGGATGACTTATTAACTAATCGTCCTGGAGGAATTGTTAGAACAAAACAACCTCCTCAAAATGTAATGATGCCTATACAGGCACAACCGATTACTGAACAAGCAAGTGGTATGTTAGCCTACCTAGATTCTGTAAAAGAAACTAGAACAGGTGTAACAAGACAATCACAAGGGCTAGATGCAAACACATTAAATAATACAGCAACTGGCCAGAACCAAATTCTGACACAATCACAAATGAGAATGGAGTTAATCGCCAGAATCTTTGCTGAGACTGGTGTAAAAGATCTAGCCTTAAAAATGTTTGAACTTACTTGCAAGTATCAAAATAAAGAAAAAATCGTAAGAATCAGAGGTAAATACATACCTATGAGACCTTACGAATGGAAAGACAGAGTTAATATAACAGTTTCTGTAGGATTAGGAACTGGATCAAAAGAACAACAGTTGATATTAATGAATGCAATATTAGAAAGACAAATGTCTGCAATTAATCTACAACAGAATGTTCATGGCCCAATGGTTAATCTTAGAAATATTTATAACTCTTTGAAAAAATTAGTTGAAAACGCAGGTCTAAATAGTATAGAACCTTACTTTATGGATCCTGAAGTCGGAGCAGCTCAAATGCCACCACTACCTCCTAAACCACCAACAGAGTTTGAGAAGGTAACATTAGCTCAAGTACAAGGTGAAAACCAACGTGCACAGTTAAAAGCTGAAACAGAAGCTAAAAGTTTGGAAGGTAAAATGAGACAAGCACTTCTAGATTACGAACTAGCTATAAAAGAAATGGAATTGAAATACAATACCAAGATTGATGAGTTAGAACTAAAACGAAGATCTATGTTAGAACAAACTGATTTACAAAAATCAGGAGATCTAATGGGAGCAATAGTAAGAGAACAAAAACAATTCTTTAATGATGGACAAGGAAACAATAATCAGGGAGGGCAAGAGAGCTCAGCAACTGCTGGACGATCCCCTTCTAAAGACAGCATTTAACGATCTCTTAGAAATTTATAGACAAGAGATTTTTAATACATCTTTCGCAGATGATGACAAGCGAAGAAACCTTTGGGTAGCCTTTAATATGGTAGATAAAATCAAAGGTCATTTGCTTAGCGTCATGTCTAGTGGAAAACTTGCTCAAGTAGATCTTGAGAATTTAAATAAACGAAGTTAATCTAACGAAACTTCAAATTCGTCAACCATGAAAGGAACGATATGGCAGAAGAAAATATACAAGGTGCAGCAGAAAAAATTTCTGGATTACTGAATCCTAAACAGGACAATCAAGAACCAGAAACTAATAATGAACCTTCAGAACCAACTCCTGAGACACAGGAAGTTCAAGAAAGCACAGAGTCGAAAACAGCTCCTATTGAACAGGAATCTGAAAATACTGAGACAACAGAAGAAACACCAACAGAATTAGAGACACCAGAGCTCCACCGAGTTAAAGTTAGTGGTCAAGAGCTTGAGGTGAGCCTCGATGAACTGAAGGCAGGATATTCTAGAGACTCGGATTATAGACAAAAAACTCATACTTTAGGCATGGAAAAGAGAGATCTTGAAAGCCAAAAGAATAGTTTGCGTCAAACTTACGATACTCGTTTAAATGAACTAAACGATTTAATTTCGACAGCTAATCAATTTGTTGAACAAAAACAAGGTGGACAAGATCTTGCAAAACTTTATCAAGAAGATCCAACTGAAGCTGCTAGACTTGACTTTCAATTAAGACAAGAAAAGCAACACATTGAATCTTTAAAAAGTAAAGCAAGAGAAGTTCAGGCTCAACAATATGAGTCTTATCTTGAAACACAAAAAGAATTAGCTGCAACAAAAATACCAGAGTTTAGCGATCCAAATAAAGCTGACTCTTTTAAACTTAACTTACGTACTACGTTACGTGATTATGGTTTTAATGACCAAGAGATAGGTAGCCTTGCAGACCATAGATTTTTATTGGTAGCAAAAGATGCTATGAGTTTTAAGTCTCAAAAAGACAAAAGACCTATAGTTTCTAAAAAGGTTGCTAATGCTCCTAAAGTTTTAAAAGCTGGTGTTGCTAGATCGAATGTTAGTTCAGGTAGAGAGGAAGTAAGAAATAAAATCAAGACGCTAAGAAAGACTGGTCACATAAGAGATGCTCAGTCAGCAATAGCTGATATGATTAATCTTAAATCTCAACAAAGGAAATAAACAATGGCACAACCAACTAACACGTTTGATACGTATGATTCAGTCGGTGAAAGAGAAGATCTTTCTGACGTTATCTACAGTATCTCACCAACAGATACGCCTTTCCTAAGTTCTGCAGCTAAAACAAAAGCAACTGCAGTTCTTCACGAATGGCAGACCGACTCACTTGCAGCAGCAGCTACTAACAATGCTGTTATTGAAGGTGACGAAGCAACTTTAGATGCATCAACTGCAACTACTAGACTTTCTAACAGTACACAAATTATGGATAAAACTGTAGTTATTACTGGTACTCAAGAATCTGTAGACAAAGCAGGTAGAGCATCTGAATTAGCATACCAAATCGCTAAAAGAGCTAAAGAGCTTAAAAGAGATATGGAAGCTACTATTACAGGAAACATTGCAGAAGTAGGTGGAAACTCTACAACTGCTAGAAAAATGGGAACTCTTGGATCTTGGGTCACTACTAATGATGACCTAGCATCTGATGGTGCTTCTGGTGCAGGTGCAGGAAATGCAGCTCACACAGATGGTACTCAAAGAGCGTTCACAGAAGCTCAATTAAAATCAGTAATTAAATCAGTTTGGAATGCTGGTGGTGACCCTTCAATGGTTATGGTCGGCCCTTTCAACAAACAAAAATTATCAGGCTTTACTGGTAATTCTACTAGATTTGATGCTGGTGCAGACGCTACTTTATACACTTCAGTAGACGTGTACGCATCTGACTTCGGTCAATTGCAAGTAGTACCTAACAGATTCTCTAGAGATAGAGACGCTTATGTACTAGACATGGAATACTGGGGAATTGCGTTCTTAAGAGACTTCTCTATGCATGAACTTGCTAAGACTGGTGACTCAGAGAAAAGACAACTTCTTGTTGAAGCAACTCTGGAATCTAGAAACGAAGCAGCTTCAGGCTTAGTAGCTGACTTAACAACATCTTAATAGATTAAATACTTAGGGGGGCAACCTCAATACTGCTCCCCTAGTATATTTTTAACATTGAAGATCTGAGAGGGGTTAAGATCGGAACAATGAGGAAACAAAATGAGAACACTTAACGATTATTTTTTAACATCTAAAATTACAAACATAAGTACAGCAGGATCAACTTTCGTACCTGTACCAGATGGTGGAAGAATTATTAAAATTTTTACATCAATTAAAAATGCTATTACTACAGCTAACGCTGCATTATCATTTGAAATTGGTGGCACTGCTGTAACAGGTGGTGGTATAACAGTAACTCAATCTGGCTCAGCTGCTGGTGATGTAGATACTGCAGAACCTACTGCTGAAAATTCAGTAAATGA